GGGTGGAGGTGGTACTCCCAACCTTGTCTTTACATGTTCTTTTAGCTTACTGTAGCTTGACTTAATGGAATCTTTAATAGTTCCGTATATTTCTTTGATTCCATCAAATATATTACCGGGAAGGTTTTTAATTTTTGACGGTATACTGCGCATGGTTGTTAGAATGTTATCACCTAATATTTCTAACCCTTTATCTATATCATCTCTCAGCTCCTTATAACCATTTACTAAATCACTGGTTCTTAAAAAACTACTTATTTGCGCAATGAAATTAGCCTGTGACGCAATGTTGTTTTCATTCATAATTTAAAATTTTCTTTCGCCTTGTTTTTTCCAAATTTCTAAGGCTATTCCGGTGCGATAGAAAAACTTTTCATCACCCCAATTCTTTAATGCATCGGCTCCAAACTGCATACTTCCAAAAACAATCAGGAACTCTATTCCTTCGGTCTTTTTATCAGAGAATGAATTCCGACCTGCTTCACTAAGCGCGAAAAAAGTCGGCCTTCTTGCTCTCCAGAATGTTGTTCATCTGTAAGAACACGGCGATGAAGCAGTCTTCATCTTCAATCAGCTGATAATCTCCTTCAATCCAAAGCTGTTCTACGATCATCGCTACAGCTTTACTCATTCCGTTGGAACCGATAGCAGTAAGATAATCGCCCAGATCATCTGCTTTAGGAGGTCTTAGAACAGCAAGGAAGTCATCCACCTTCAGATAAATAAGGTCTCTGTTGCCGTACTCTTTTTTCCACTCATCAAGCTTTTTAGCAGTGTATCTTGCCTCGAAAGGACTAAGATCTTTTACTACACTTTTTTTGGTTTCCTGGGTCTTTTTTTCTTCTTTAGATTTTCTGTTATTGAAAATTTCCTGTAATTTTTCGTTTGCCATTTTATTTTGTTTTATTGATTATACAATTCTTCTGCTCATTGCGATGTATGGAAGGGTAACCTCTCTGTTTTTAGCCCCTTGTTCCATTTCGAAACCATCTTCTGTGAACTGAACTCCTGAAGTAACAATGGTTGTTCCTTTGTCAGAAGCTTTTTTCTTGTAAGAAATCGTGATCACGATAAGTTCGTGAGGAACCTCAGTGATGTCATCGTAACCTGCGTCTCTTGCCGCTTTGTTCAATGCATCTGCTTCAAAACCTAAAAGTTTGATGTTTCCGTCGTATTTAGCATTCCCTTTCGAAATATCAATAGGCTCGTTTCCTGAACCGTAGATATGTTCCGATTCAACAGTCTTTTTTGTACTGAAACCTCTAAGTCCTTTGATTACCTTTGATAACACTTTCACTTCAAAATGAGCCCATGCGCATTCTGATGATGTAATATTAATATTAGCCATGTTTTAAATTAAATTGTTTTTGTTAAACCCATATTCAGTACAATCCAGGTCATATAGCCTAACGGTTGGATCTGAATTTGTTTTTCAAGGGTGTTTGTGTTGATTAAATCCTGATCTAACGGGACCAATACTTCCGCTCCGCTGATCTGTCCTGCCATGTTGTTCAATAGCTGGGCTCTTGTAAGCTCTTCCAGGTAAACAGCATCTGCTTCATTCAGTCTTCCGTCTGCAGCCATTCTGATGGAAGATTCCAGGAATGGAGTGTCTGTAGCAGTAGAGATTCTCTGTGCTTTGTCAATCAGTCTTCCGTGAACCAATGTTTTGAAGTCATCTGAACCAGCCATTTTATCTACACTGAAATAATAACCTGCAGCTCCTTCTCTGGTGTGGAAAGTGATGAAACCTGCATCGGTGAACTGGTCTAATTTTTCAACCGGAATACTGTCTACTTTGTCTTCTCCGATATACGCTTCCGTGATGCTTAATGCTCCGTTCTGTCCGTCTCCGATTTTTACGTGAGCAGGATATTTACAAGCTCTTGCCAGAACTAAAGCTACAGATGCGGATCCGCCTTTTCTTGATCCTCCAAGAACCACTCCTGCAAATGTGTTGTTCGCAGATTTCGGCTCAAAAACAGGAATTGCAGTAGCATCATTTACTCTCCCTTCAATTAAAAACCTTACCGGTCTGTTGACGGACTGCTGATACTGAGCTAATGTTTTGGAAGCTAATAACGCTTTCTTAACATCCTCGTCTAAAAACCCTGCAGGAGAAACGTAAGATGCATCCGGCTTTCTGCAAACTCCTACTAAGTTTACTCTACCATTGGAAGCGGTAAGAAGTTTTTTTACGCCTGCTTCGTTGGTGCTTTTAACGGCTTCTTCCATTGTTGTTGCGGCTGGTGTTCCTAAGATCCACAGCTCCTGGCTTCCTCCAAGCTCCTGATAAAATTCATTGATTGCCTGAAACAAGAACGGTTCGTCCTGCTCAGTGTACCCTTTGGTTTTAGCGTCTTCTGGTGAGTAAACAGTCTGCACTTTACCGATATTGGTCAGTGTGCTTGCTGTTCCCACGATTCCTGCAACGCCGTCGATTACCTGAATCTGACGAAGTAAGTTGCCTGAAGCCACATTCGCTTTTACTTTTGGTGTTCCATTTCCTTGTGACATTTTTTACTTATTTTTTAAAAAGTTGTTGTACATATTTTTGAATCAGAAATCCTTTTTCTGTTCGTTTTTTATTTTTAAATGGTATTTACATGATCTTTTTCCATCTGATGATGAGGACAAGAGTGAACAGGGCGAGTACACCAAGAAAGATTCTTCCGAGCCATAGCTGTGTTTCCTGAAACCATGACAAAGCTTTTTCTTTGTATATAGGTTTTTCAATGTAAATTGGTGTTTTCTCGTGTTCTTTGATATAGGTTTCCCGCCATGTTTTAAATGACTCTTGTGCCTGTTTATAGCATTCTACCGATAGTTTTCCGTCAATAACTGATACTTTCGGGGTCAGCAGGCCGCTTCCGGAGGTATTTCCGTTACGGCTGATATTTTTATTGAATTCAGATTCTTTCAGAACCGGTTTTCCGTTGATGCATTCTATCAGCGCGTGATAATAGGTGCTGTCTGCTTCTGTTCTGAAAATGGTGTCTTTTACCACGGTCACCACTTCTTTCGTGTTTTCGATGATCACCGGTTCCTGAGGTTTCCTGTTTAGGCAGGAAACCTGAACCAGCGAAACAAAAAATAACGATATGAAGAACATGAATTGTTTCATTCTAATATTGTATATATCCTTTGATGGATGTTAAAGTTCTTTTTCTTCTGCACACCTTGATGCCTTCGCGGCTTCCGTTATCATTCGTATTTCCTTCTATGGTGTAGATGTACTGGGAATCGAACTTTTCAACGAAACCTGTGTGGCCCAGGCCTTTTCCAAAGTCCATGATGAATACAGATCCAACAGCGGGCTTTGAGGATTTCTTTTCTTTGGGAGCGTTATTCCATGCGTATAAAACTCCGCCTGTTCTTATGGCTGTATTGGTGATCTTATTCTGCCTTGCAGCTTCATTGAAGCACCAGTACACAAAAGCCATACACCAGCTTGCCGGGAAATTAATTCCCACCGAGGCCAGATAGGTTTTAACAGGGATTCCCCAATTTGATCCCTGAGGTTTTTCCTCTTGTCCTATTTGGGTAATAGCGATTTTTAATGCGGTTGCAGATAGTGAATCCATATTAATAATTGAGTGTTGTGTTTGTTTTGTGAGTACAAATTTCTAACATCCTGCAACGGTTTGAAAATAAGAGCGCAAGGATTGCACAACTTTTTTAAAATGCCCTGTTTAAAGCTCAATTTTGTACTGTGAAATAGTGTAAACGGGAAGAAAATAAGCCTGTTTAAATGAAACTATTCCATAACAGAACTAATTTGATAAACTATAATTTACTACTTATGGAAGAATATTTTTATGTACAGTTATTATTAGACCTTCAGGAAAGAATTGCCCAGGAGGTTCCGGAGATTCAGCATATCGATCAGCAGCTGGGGCAGCTTGCCAATGGAACGCAGGGTACGGTAACTTATCCTGCTTTATTCATTGATTTTCCGGAGGCCATGTATGATGTGGATTTCCCGGAAGCGTCTTATTCCGATATATCTGCAAACGGGCAATTGGGAAATGTTCCGGTATCTTTTCAGCTTGTGTCGAATGATGCATTTCCGACATGGCACGGGATTCCGGTCGAAGAAAGAAAAAAAGGGTTTGATTTTTTAAGAATCGAGCAGAAGCTGTATCAAGCGCTTCAGGGCTGGAGCAAAGATTATTTCTCACCCCTTTCAAGAACGATGGTGAAAAGTACAAGTAAGCAGCATGAAGGATTTAAAGTAAGAGAACTGATCTTTACGACACAGTATGAGGATGTATCGGCTAGTCCTGAGGAAACGCTGGCAGAAATCAAGCGTTATCATTTTGCCAGGCTGGAAGATAATTAGAATTAGAATAAAGTAAGCTGGGTTTCCTCTTTGGGAATCACCATTCCTTTGATGTTCATCCACTGCCTGTAGGAGAGATGAATGTTGTATTTCGGGAAAGTATGCCTTACGATTTTGGTATCCGGAACATCGGCGTGCTTGTGTGCATTATAAACACTTATAATGTACCGGGCACGTTTGATGTAATTTTTATTGTTGTAAGACATAAGGCAAAAATAAAGGGTCTTTTTGTACAAGTCAAGGCGATTTTCGGTCACAAAAAAAGCTATGGATGCCCATAGCTTTTGGTATTTAGAGTAACGGAGGCTTCTTTTGGAACTCCTTTAGGGCCACACTTTTTAAAGTGTTCAAAACGGTTGGATCTTCTCTGTTTATCAGTGCATAAGTCTCATACTGAGGGTAATCCCTTCGTTCTGTACTTATTTCCAGAGTGATTATGGTGTATCCTTTCTTTTCAAGGGCTTCTTTTACTTCGGTACTGCTGTACCAGTGACCGTTTATTTTAATCATTTCTTTTAAATTGAATGTAAAGGTTATTTAAAAATGGTTTACTGCAGCTGCCGGTGAAGTTCATTTTTCATCATCAGGACCGCGTTGGTTTCATAACTTCCGAAATCGTCCGGAAAGTAGATCTCATATTCCTTCAGGAAATGCCAGAGGGCATCGGCTTTATAATAAGGAAGTTTAATAATGAAAGATCTGTTTTTCTGTCTTGTTTTTACAGCTTTCTGCAGCAGTTGGGTTCTGAGCTCCATGCAGATGGAGATGCTGCTTTTGAGATTCCTGGGCTGAGTGTTGATGTTCAGCATATCCAGGATCTGCATACTGCTGTTGAGGACGTTGAGCTTACTGTTGTCTAAAGATAGAAGAAGTTTCATTTCAGCTTTTTAATAGGAGAAATTTAAATTAATTCCTTCCCATTCATTATTCTCATTTTTCTTGAAAAAAGAGATGTAATCTTTGCTTAATGAGAAACTGTAGCTTTCTTTTAGCAGCCTGATTCCTTCCTTCCGGTTTTCGTCCTCAAAGCGGTCTTCCATGCTGTATAATTTCTGAACCAGAAGAATGTCCAGCGCTCCGTTTTTACGCTCCAGAAGGGACATGATGAGGTCTTTGGTGTCAAGGTCGCCTTCATATTTTGAGCTTAAAAAGTCTATGATATGTCTCTCTGCCTGATGGGATCTTTCGTCAAAAATACCTTTTCCCTGTCTTTTATATTGAATTTTGAAATTTTCGTCTTCAATTTTGAAGTTTCCTTTTCCGTCCTGATGTCTTTTGCTGTAATCTTTTAGCAAATCGAAAAGAGAACCGAGATCTGAAAAGGCTTTGGTTTTGAAGTCCTGGATCTGTGCGGAAAGATGGTCTGCCGTTGTGGCCAGATCGCTGATAACAGACTTTTTCAGGCTTTCATATTGGGTACGCTTTTGCTCGCGTTTTTGGGCTTCTTTCTGTTTTCTTGCATTAAGTTCTGCTTCAAGTTCTTCAATGGTCATTATTTTTAATGTTTCGGTGATCATATTTTTTGTTTTTGGTGATTAATGAATTTTTATAGGTTTTAATGTATTTACTAGTAGGGTGATTCCCACTGGAGTTGGTTAATAATTCTGAGTTTGATCTGAATCTTTCCTTCTACGTCTTCAGGAACTACATATCCTGATTCGTTCCAGATGGAGCTGATTTCTTTATGGATAAACATTCTGTCGAAATCGGTAAGGTATTTTTCTCCGTAGCTGTCATACTGCAGCGCGATGGTTAATAGGTTTTCTCTTGTATTCATTGTTGTTGGTTTTCAATTGTTGTTCCCCAATAGAGGTTGGCTTTTTCTTCGTTGATATGTAATGTTCCGCCGGGACATCTTCCTGAGATGATGGCTTTCAGGCCTTCTGCCTGAATGATGATCTTGGATAATTTTCTCCAGACCGTTCCCAGCGCACTGTCCGGAAGTCCTTTTTCTTCATGGCTCACGAAAATGATGAGCTTATTTTTGTGTTTTTCTTTAAGCTCGAGAACCATTTTTCGGGTGATTTCGTCACGGTAGACCGTCGTGTTGTCTATAAAAATGATCTTCGGGCATTTTCTTGATTCAAACTTTTGATTTAATTCATCCCAGGGCATATAATCCAGAAGCTTAAAGTTTTTGTCGGTATCGGATAATCCTGCGGCAACCATTGCAGAGATGATATCTTTTGAGAAACCTTCTTCTGCAGATACATACAGTACTTTTCCAAATTCTGCCAGATATTTGGCGAGCATCATAGCGAAGGTGGTTTTTCCGTTTTTCTCTGCGCCTCCCAGATACCAGAATCCTGCGGTTTCCGGCTGTCCGAAAGCTTTCTGCCATAATCCGGTAAATTCAAACTGTTTAAAGACGATGGACAGGGCCTGTTTTACTGATATGGATCTCATGATCTGTTTACGTTTACTAAGGTTTTCAGATATCTTAATGATTTGATCTTTCCGTCTTCCTGACCTTTGCGGGTAGAGTAGGGCGTGTCTATTTTTACCATACAGCTTCTGATCACTTCATTCACCGTTGTTTTATCATCAAGGTTTACATAGGCCACATCTCCGATCAGTTTAGTGTAGAATTTCTTCCGGTCTTCCGGTCCTTTCGGAACCAGGGTTACAAAATCATCAGAAAAGCGGCTGAATATTTCGGCAAATCCTACCTTGTGGTTGTTGATTCCTTTGGTGATTTTCGCTCTCAGGCCATCTGCCCCGATCATGAACCAGGCGCAGTTATCTACCGTGTCATTCATGATTCCTTTTAATTCCAGATAAGCGCTGTATTCAAGGTCTCCGGCTTCATCAATGCAGATGAATGGATTTTCCAGCACATTCAGAGCATATTTTACATTCTCCAGGACTTCATGGTATTTACCTTTTGTTCCACAACCTAAAACAAGAGCCAGCTGCCGGATAAACCTTACTTTGGTGTGCGTCTGTGAGGCATCTACATAAAACGCGTTTTTCATCTGTGAAATAATAGCCTTTGCACATTCTGTTTTTCCTATTCCACAGTCGTCTACCAAGATCATGGATGTTTTTGATTTTTGACAGAAGATGAAGCTTTCATACATCTGTTCATAGACTTCGGTTCTGGCAAATTTCCAGCTGTTTCTGTTAAGGTCTACTCTGAATTTTCTTCCGATGTGCAGCCATTCTCCGGCTGATAAGATCTTTTCTGTTTCTCCTTTTTTAATCCTGCTGTAGATTGAGTTGCTTATATTTAGCGATTTGGCAAAAGCAGCATCTGTTCCGCCAAAATTTGTCCGGTATTTCATCATCGCTTCCCGGATCTGGTATTTTAATTCTTTATTGATCTCCATATTTTCTATTTTGTGTCTGTTATCTGAAGTTTGATTTCCAGCTTCTTGCAGTGCTTTCTGTTTCTTTGTAATGATATTCCTGGGTTTCTTCGAAAAGAATTTCCTCCGGAATCGATTCTGTCTGCCTGTATCTTTTTCTGCCGGGAATCTGAAACTTGCTGTTGATTACTTTCTTACGGTTATCTATCACCGTGATCTGTTCAATTTCTCTTTTCTGATGGGCCATGAAAGCATTTACTGTATTTTCATAGGCGGACATCAGCTTTCTGTTGATTTCTCCCTGTGCACCTCTTTCGTGCTTTGATTTTGAATATTCCGGATGCGGAACAATATCACAGAGCATCATGTCTTCATAATAGATCATAGCTTTTAGCGTGCTTCCATCGTTTCCATCGAGCCAGAATATCCTGAACTCTTTTCCTTCCACATACTTCATCAGCCTGATCAGGTCTTCTCCTAAAACAATTTCACCATCTAGTCCCAATACATACGTGGTATTTCTGAAGTTGATGATCCCCGCATTACAGCTTGATACTGTTTCTTTTCCCAGGTAGGGCAGGAGTGCCTGCCAGTTGGTGGGGCGGGTGTTTTTGTTCTGCATCTCACAGAATACTTCCCATCTTGTTTTGTCTTTATATAGGGAATGAGGTGAATTGTTCCATGTTTCAATGTCATTCAGAGAGCCGTCTACAATGTCATCGTACGGAATGATGACTTCTTCATCTGCACTCTTCTGATTTTCTTCTTTCCGGGCATGAGGTCTGGCCATCCATCCCAGTCTGCTTTTTTCGTGTCGGTACCGCAGTTCTTCAAATTTTCTTTCAATGGCTTTGGATCTGGCCCGGTTCGCATAAATATTGACTGTGTCGAACATCGCTCCGTTTCTCAGGAATGTATCTTTGAAACTGCTGTTCAGTGAACTTTCACATTCTAATCCTAAAGGAAGATTGAAGCCCCATTCTGTATAATTCCTGATCATCTGGCGGTAGAACTCGGTAATAATTCCTTCCTTGGTTTTTCCGTGTACCCAGCATGTCCAGGCTTCAGAACCGAGATCTATTCCCATATAGAACCACACCCGGTTTCTCTTTTTGTCATACATGAACGGTGGCTGTCTGTCATCAATCGAAATCAATGTTCCTGCTTCTTTAATCTTAGCCAGTTTGTGCCATGGAATGAATTCCTGCATCAGTTTCTGGCGGTCTCCAGAACGTCTGGCATAGGTTCCTATCTTGTTTTCCCACTTTCCAAGCCATGCAATGATGGAGCTGTCTGATATTTCCTTGAATTTCCTGCTGTCTGCCGGATCGTACATTTCTCCGGTTTCATTGGAGATGATCTCCAGTTCTCCGTTCATGAAAGCCTGATACTGGGAGGCAACCTGTGTTCTTGATGGTTTATAATCCTGTCCGGCGAACATATCATTTAATAGTGCAATCATTTCATCGGTCATCAGTTTCCGGTTCTGGTTTTTCAGTTTTCCGGAGATCAGGCAGCTGTAGTTATAGCCTCCGTCTTCATAAGTATTGAAAAACGGTTTCCATATCCTGTCAAATGCTCTGTATGATGCGGGAATGCTATGTTCTGTATTGAAAAGCTTTGGCAGATATTCATTGAACGTGATAATATCGGTGCAGATGGAAGGCATAAGTCCTCGCCCTGATGTTTTTTTGAGCTTCTTCCATTCTTCAAGCCTTGCCTGCTTTAGTCTTTCTGCAGTCAGGAGTACACTAGCGTTGGTGATGTATTCCTGTTTGAAATTTTCTTTTAAGGGAGTGCCGTCTTCAAATCTGAAATCAGTATAATAACGAACTGCAGACGGATCAAACTGAAAGAAAGGAATCATAGGATGCTGCATTTTGCGCGGATCTCCAAGGCTGTCCTGTATTTCTTTGGGAAGCGAATCAAAGTCAATGAGCATCTGGCGGCCGTTTCCTCCTTTTCTGACCTGCTTAATTCCGAAAGGCAGATCCCTGTACCGCTGGATTTTCTTCTGAAGAGCATCTAATGTGCTGAAGTATGCCGGAACCAGTTCATCTTTTGTTACTGCGAGTATACTGCCCCAGTGGATCGGCATGGTATCGTTATTTTTGTTTGTTTTACTGAGGTTGGTAACTGATCTTAAAGAAAATTCCTAATATTATTTTGTAAGTAGCAATTTCTTTTCTTCCTGTTTTGGCGTCTATCACCTCTATTTTTTTGTGACAGAAGAGGGTCTGGATTATTTTTTTCATGGCATTTTATTTTTTAGTGATTGGGCTTCGGTATTAATGGCTTCTTCAGTTTTCCTTAAAAAAATATTGTATTCCTTCTTTAAAACATCAGATTTTTCTCCCACTCGGTCACCGCGCAAAGATTTACGAATGAAGTCAATGGAACAGTCATGACGTTTCATCAGAATATTTAATATCTCTGTATTGTAATATGTTCTTTTTTTAGTAGTTTTGTTCATTATCATGTTTGTCTTTTGTACGGGACAAATATCGTAAAGTTTTACGAATAACCAAACGAAAACTCGAAAAATTTCTCGAATCAAGATTCAAATTATTGATTATGAATGGAATAAATTTTCGGATAAAACAACTTGTTGATTACTTCGCTAATGGAAATAATTCTGTTTTCGGAGGCCTCATAGGGGTAAATGAATCCAATATCAGAAGTTATATCAATGGGACAGAGCCTAAATTCAATGTAATCGAAAAAATATGCACTTCGCTCGCAATAAATTTCGAATGGCTTATTATAGGTGAAGGAGAAATGCTGAAAGAAGACAAAAAAGAACAGGCTGCTTTACTTTCTGATTTTTATCACAGGGTTCCTCAGGTGATAACCGTTGATTCTCATAACCGGGATAATATTGCTCTTGTGCCCAATAAGCTGAAGGCCGGATATCTTCAGGGGTATAATGATCCTAATTTCATTAAATCATTACCTACATTCAGGCTCCCGAACCTTAATAACGGGGTGTTCAGGATGTTTGAAATTGAAGGACATTCTATGTTTCCAACACTTCCCGACCGTACGCATGTGGTTGCTCAGTTTGTGGATGACTGGATTCATGATATCAGTGATAACAAGCTGTATGCTATTGTTTCTAATGAAATTGAAGACGGGCTCATCAAAAGGTGTCTGAACAGAATCAAGAAATATGATAACCTGATCTGCAAATCAGATAACAGGCGTAATTATCCTACGCAGAACATTCACCCAAGTACCATAAAAGAAGTGTGGGAAGTCAAGCTTCACCTGAATTTCAATCTGCCGGATCCTGCAGAATTTTATGACCGTTTGAATGATCTGGAAGCAGAAATACAGTATTTAAAAACGAATAGAAATATAAGTAATTGA